GCAGCGTTTGGATGGCTTCGTAACAATGGACTAGGAGATATAATCAAAAATGAGATATCCGTATCTTTTGGTCGCAACGAGGATAACAAGGCAGCTGATTATGCTGTACTTGCAGAGAGTCAAGGTTATCAACCTCAACAAAAATTGAAAGTTGAACCTATGACTCTCAAAGCGTTAGTCCGTGAGCGTATAGAGGCAGGTAAAGAAATGCCAACGGAAATTTTCAACGTATTTGTTGGAAATAAGACAACAATAAAAAGGAAACAATAAACATGAACCAAGTAGTAAAAAAAGAAGAAGGTGCATTAGCAGTCAATATGTTTGAAGCTGATGCAGACAAGGGCTCTCAGAACATGACGCAAGAAGATCTTGCATTACCATTTCTGAAAGTATTAGGACAACTATCTCCTGAAGTAAATAAAGTGCACGCAAGATACGTTAAAGATGCCGAACCAGGTATGATTATTAACAGTGTCACAAATGAACTTTATGATGGAAGTAAGGGAATAAATGTATTGCCAGTATTCTATGAAAGAAAATTAATAGAATGGCAAGACAGAGGAGCTGGCACTGGTGCACCCGTTGCAATCCACGATGCTAGTTCTGATATTATGAGTCAAACAACTCGTGATAAATCTTACAAAGATAGATTACCAAATGGTAATTACATTGACAACACTGCAAATCATTATGTAGTTGTGTTAGGTGATTCACCACAAACTGCTTTAATTTCTATGAAAGCGACTCAATTAAAAATTAGTCGTAAATGGAATTCCATTATGATGGGAATTAAATTGCAAGGTAAAACTGGTTTGTTTACGCCGCCAACATATAGCCATATTTACAATCTAAAAACTGTTCAAATGTCAAATGACAAAGGAACATGGTTTGGTTGGGAAGTATCTAAAGTTGGTCCGGTCGAAGATCAAGGTGTTTACGGAGTTGCAAAATCTTTTGCTGAACAAGTTGGCAAAGGTGATGTGCAAGTTAAACACGGATCAGACGAATCAAAAACAGATTCACCATACTAAATAAAATCCTAGGAGTGGGCGTGGAAGCGAGAGTGGAAACGCCCATTAAAAATTATGTTTGAAAAAATATTTAAGGGATTAGAACGTGCTCATGGTTGTACTAAAGTAAGTACACCTGTTGAGAATGGTGTCAAATTAAAAGGCCAATCATTTGTAGTACGTCAACCAGTGACCACGGAACTGTGGACTATGCATCTAAATGGTACACAGAGTTTAGGTATTATACCAATTAACGAAGACAACCAATGTATATGGGGATGTGTAGACATAGACTCATACGCAGGGTTTGATCACAAAAAATTAATAGATAAAATAAAACAATTTAATCTGCCTTTGGCTGTGTGTAGGTCAAAGAGTGGAGGAGCACACGTCTTTCTCTTCTCGGATCAACCCGTAGCTGCAGAAAGAATGAGAGATAAATTAACAGAAATAAAAACATTATTAGGATACGGCGGATCAGAAGTTTTTCCAAAACAAATACAATTAAAATCATCAGACGACACAGGTAACTTTTTAAATTTACCATATTTTAATGGTAACAACACAACACGATATGCATTTAAAGAAGATGGCAGTGCTGCAACTTTAGAAGAATTTTATACAATATATAATACTGTCAAACAAACAGACATTACAAAAATAAAAATAGAACGACCACAGTCAGAATATTCTGATGCACCACCATGCATAGAACTTATGGCTATAAATAAAATACCAGAAGGTGGTCGTAACAATTCTATGTTTCATTTTGGTGTGTATGCTAAAAAGAAATGGCCAGCAGAATGGAAAAGTAAAATGACTTTGTTTAATGCAACAGCATCTACTGTACCACTTAGTGAGTCTGAAGTAGAAATAATTAAGAGACAACATGACAAAAAAGAATGGGGTTACAAATGTAATGATACACCAATGTGTAATCTGTGTGATAAAAAACTATGTAGAGAAAGAAAGTTTGGTATTGGTGAAGAGATAGTATTTCCTGCACTAACTGATTTACAAAAAATTAAATTAGAAAAACCATATTATTATCTTAACGTAGATGGTGAACGATTACATTTAGAAAATGTAAAATATTTAAAACAACAAAGTTTATTTCAAGAAGCTGTTATGGAACAATTAGATTTTAAACCACCAACAGTAAAACCAAAAGACTGGGACATGATAATAAACCCACTAATGAAGAACCACGAACCAATAGATCCACCAGAAGGTGTGACTACACAAGATCAATTACAAAACCATTTAGAAGAATTTTGTTTAGATAGACACATAGGATCTGACATAAAAGATCTAAAACGTGGTGGTGTATTAACAAAAGAAGGTTATCATCATTTTATATTTGATAAATTTTATAATCAATTTTTAATTAGAAAACGTTGGGATGTACCATACTCACGTACAGCGCAAATGTTAAAAGAAACATGTAACTGTGATGACAAAAGAATTAGTAAAGAAAGAATATCTGTATTTGTAGTAAAACAATTTGACAAAAAAACAGAAGACTACACACAAAAAGAATTAAAACCAAAAGATCCATATTAATGAGAACAATTGTATTAGGACCACCAGGTACAGGTAAAACTACAACTTTGTTAAACAAAGTAGATTATTATTTAAAAAACACAGATCCTGATAAAATTGGATACTTTGCATTTACACAGAAAGCTGCATACGAAGCAAGAGATAGAGCAATTAAAAAATTTAATTTAACAGAAGATGATCTTCCATACTTTAGAACATTACACTCATTAGCGTTTAGAAGACTTGGAATAAAAAAAGATCAAGTTATGCAACAAAGACATTACAAAGATCTAGGTAAAAAATTAGGTTTTCCTGTAACTTATGCAGACTATCAAGAAGATCAAGGTAGTGCATTTAATTCTGATAGTGAGTATTTAAGAATTATACAATTAGCACAACTTAGAAACATAACACCGGAACAACAATTTAATTTAAACGAACACACTCAAGATTTAGAGCGAAGCACACTTAAAATTATACACAACGAATTAACAAGATATAAAAAAGAATACGACTTAATAGATTTTAATGACATGATTACAGAGTTTACAAAATTAGATAAGTCACCAAAATTTGATGTAGTCTTTATTGATGAAGCACAAGATTTGTCATTAATGCAATGGGACATGGCAAAAACTATTTGGAATAAAACACAAGATTCTTTTATTGCAGGTGATGATGATCAAGCAATATACAAATGGGCTGGTGCAGATGTAGATTCTTTTATAGCATTAAAAGGACAATACCTACCACTTACACAATCTTTTAGAATACCAGCTAAAGTTCATGGCGTGGCTATGAATATAATAAATAGAATTAGAAACAGGATAGATAAAACATGGAAACCAAAAACAGTGCAAGGAAGTTTACAAAGACACTACAATGCAGATACAATTGATATGTCAAATGGAGAATGGTTGGTATTAGCTAGAACTAAATATTTGTTAAAAGATGTAGAAGAATCTTTATATCAACGTGGACTTTACTATTCATCAAAATACAGAAGAGGCACGGAAAAAGATTTACATGAAGCAGCAACTGCATGGGAAAATGGATTAAAAGGACAACCATTATCATACAAACAAATAGAAAGTATATCTAAATACATGGGACCAAAACATTGGCATAAGAAAAAAATAAAAGGTATGGCAAAAGAATCTTTTTACACAATAGATCAACTTGTTAGTGATTATGGTTTGCAAATTAAAACAGTTTGGTATGAAGCATTTGACGATGCTGGACAAATGAAAGTAGATTATTTAAGAAAGATGAGAAAGAATGGAGAAAAGTTAAATGAAAAACCACGAATAGAATTATCTACTATACATGGTGCTAAAGGTGGTGAATCACAAAACGTAGTTTTGTTAACTGATCTAACACAAAATACTATGAGAGGTTATGAAAGAGATCCAGACGATGAAAATAGATTGTTCTATGTTGGTGCAACAAGAACAAAAGAAAACTTACATATAATTGAACCCAAAAGATATGAGAAAGGTTATCTACTATGAAACCATACGACAAACAAATTGGAGGATCCCACTATCAAAAATATAAAATTCAACCAAGCAAGTTTGTAATAGAGAACGAATTGCTTTACCCTGAAGGTTGTGCTATAAAATATATAATTAGACATCGCGACAAGGGAAAGAAGCAAGATATATTAAAAGCAATACACTTTTTAGAAATGATTATTGAAAGGGATTACGATGCAGATACCTCTATTTAAACCACAAACAGAGTGGCTACCACCAGAAAATTTTCCAGACTTATCTAAGTATGATGAAATTGCAATTGACTTAGAAACTAAAGACCCAGACCTAATAAAAATGGGGTCAGGATCTGTAGTTGGTAAAGGTGATGTAACTGGCATAGCTGTAGCTGTAATTGGTTGGTCAGGATACTATCCTATTGCTCACGAAGGTGGTGGTAATATGGATCGTAAAAAAGTTTTAACTTGGTTTCAAGGTGTACTAGATACACCAGCAGATAAAATATTTCACAACGCAATGTATGACGTGTGTTGGATACGAGCGCTCGGTTTAAGTGTCAGCGGTAAAATTGTGGACACGATGATTGCATCGGCCCTTGTTGATGAAAATCAAATG